TCGAAGACGAGCAACCAGTAAACCCATTTGACTTCTGGGAAGGTGCTAACTTCAAGCTGAAGATCCGACAGGTAGAAGGATACCGTAACTACGACAAGAGCGAGTTCGACTCACCTGAGCCTCTTGCCGAAGACGATGCGTTGGAAACAATCTGGAAGTCGCAGACTCCTCTTGCTGAGTTCACTGACCCATCCAACTTCAAGTCGTACGAGGAGCTACAAGCTAAGCTAAACCGTGTACTTGGTATCGACGCTGATACCAGTAACCGAAGTGCTACTGTAGAGGAGGCTGAACCAGCTCCTGCTCCTGCTAAGGCAGCGCCAGCTCCTGTAGCAGCTACGGCAGCCGCTGATGACCTACCCTGGTCCACAGACGAAGATGATGACGATGGAATGTCGTTCTTTGAGAAGTTAGCTCAGGACGATTGAGCAAAGGGCCGAAAGGCCCTTTTTTTATAATCCATTAAAGTTGTTGTTCTGAACTCGTTGGAACGTAGGATCAGATGACCTAGGGCCAGCTGATGGAGCAATTGTATTGGTGTTGTAAGTGTTATTAGTATTGTTGTTAATGTTAGCATTAGAGCTAGACACTGGAGCAATAACATTAGTAGAGCTCTTCTCTGCAGCAACCTCTTGTGACGCTTGTCCTACCGGAGCACTTAGTGCACGAGAAGGAGTTGGTTCAATCATGCGAGGATCCAGATCAGGTGACCTACCAGAAAAGAATCCACTTACAGCTGCTATGCCTTGATCAAGCATGGAGGATCCCTGGACGCCTTCTGGTATAGTCATGTTAAATCCTTCATTAGCGTCTCTAGCATCCTCAAACTCATCTCTTCCTTCGACCATTAACTTATCTTTACCCATGAGCTGCTGGAAGTCTGCATACGCTTCCTCGTCACTAGGACCAGCAAGTTGTTGTACCGTATCCATACTATCTTGTAAGTTGACTTTTATACCCTCTAAGACGCTACGCATTTTATCGTTCATCTTAAAAGTTTTACCTTGTACAGTAACTTCTTCTCCGGTTATTGCTTCAAGAGCGCTGTCTACTTCACCCATCTGTCCTTGCATTTTACCTAGTTGCTCTTGAGCACCCGGGTTAAACATATTCATTAATGACGCGCCAACTCTTCCTATAGCCGACCTTGATTGACCCATCATGTCAGTGTATTCTTGAGTAGGGTTACCATCTTCATCAAACACATCATCGACACCCATATTACCCAGGGCCCCACCTATACCAATCTGTGCTTCTCTATCAGCAGCCATGACTTCTTCGCTGAATATTTGCCCAGTTGATCTTAACTTTTTAAACTCTTCAAGACTTATGTCACCGGTTGCAGCTTTATCTCTCAGTACAGACAGATCAGCCTCTTCTACTACGTTACCAACAACTTCACTTGCTTGATCTACTAGACCGCCAATACCAACTTTGTCTAGTAAGCCACCTACCTTGTCAGAAATGGTTTCTTCGTTTTTCTTTAAGAAATCGCGAATGTCTTGAGCTGATGCTCCTGCATCGATCATTCTTCTTACTTTCCCAAACGCTAGCGGACCGACATTATAATCTTCAACAGCATTTTCAATTTCTCTAAACTCATCAGTAGCCAAGTTATCGAGAAAATCTGTTGATTTTAAGGACACCTTACCTGTTCCGGTTTCATAATCAAACCCAGCAAACACATCAGTATTTCGAGTAGTTACTAAGTCACCGTCTTGCTTGGTTTCTTGCAATGAGGTAGCCGCGCTACTATCGTAGGTCATTCCATACTCAGCTTCCTCTTCGTCTCTATCTCCTACGGCACCAATGCTAGAGCCTCGGCTTTCCTGGGTTTTTCCTTCAGATCCAATCTCTAAACTATTTTGCTGATTCGTTTGAACGCTACCTGCATCAGGAGCAAATGGATAGAAAGGCCCAAACCCTATTTTACCAAGTAAAGGAACGTCAAACTCAACTCTAGGCACTCCGACCTCAGCAAACATATTGGTCAGCATCATTTTTATTTTACTTAAGTCAAATATTCCTTTCACGGTGTCTATCATTGAGTTAAATGCATTCTTGATAGGATCAAACAAGGCCTCGGCTTTGTCTTTTACAGCTGTAATTGCATCTGAAACAACATTACCGACGACTTCAGATGCAGCATCAAATGCCTCTCCAGCAGCATCTGCTGCAGCACCTACACCAGCAACTACAGCATCCTTTGCTTGTCCAGCCTTATCTCCAGCATAAGACAATGCTTGGCCGCCAAGATCCATAGCCTGACCGCCTAGTCGAGCAGCGCCTGCACTTACCGAGTCAAATACCTCACCTCCTTTAGCCATGGCTTGCCCACCAAAATCAGAAACAGCACCCATAGCTCTGCTGCCCATATCAGATACAGCACTGCCAATTGCACCTAATGGGTCGAACGGAGTGTAACTATCTAAGGCTGCTTGAGCGGTTGCTACTCTAGCTCCGGATTGCTTTTCCATTTCAGCTCTTTGCTCTGGTGTAGCTAGCTCCATACCCTGATTTGTTATTAACCTGTCCGATACTATCTGATCACTTTCTGCATCGTATCCAGACCTCTTGACTCTAGTAAGTCCAACAAAGTAATTCTCGTCGTACTTTTCAGGATTAGTCGGATCAAAGTCAGCTGACACGGACGTAGCATTTTTTAAACTTTTGTCTACCTTGTTAGCTTCGTCTAACTCTGCCTGAAGCTCTTCTTGATTGGGACCACCTCCAAGCCACGAAGGAAGAAAGTTACGTCTTATGTCTTCGAAGCTAGGAAGATCAAAGTCAAACAGGTTAGTAAACCAATCAGCTATACTGTTGATGGTATCAAGTATGACATCCTGTACTCTAAATGGAGGAGCGTCTTCTTCAGAGAAACCAAAGATGTCTCTAAAGAAGTTGATTGCAAGATTGAATGGAGCGAACAATAGCTCTTGTATGGTATCAGCAAATCCAAACAACAGGTTGCCCAGCCCATCAGTTAGTCGTCCAAAGTCTAGCGTCAGTATGCCCATTACAACATCGAACACACCTCTAAACATATTCATGAATCCATCTACGACACCGCCGAATAAATCTGTGATGGTTTCAGCCACGGCATCCAATCCTATAATATCAGGAATAAAAGCAATTATCTCGCCAGCAAACCTAACGAGAGTACCTACTAGACCGTCTATGATCCCTACGAACGCTTCTCTAATTCCAGTAAGAATGGATCCTGTATCAGCATAGCCTTTCATAAAGCCACCAATACCATCTAAGATACCCATAATGATTGTAATAGGAAGTGCTAGCTTACCTAACACTGTGCCTATAGGTCCAAGTATCTTAGCAATAGTTGAGGAGGTTTTAAGAAAGGTAGCTACTGATGATCCTATAGAAGATAAAAACGTACCAACCTTGCCTAAACTGGCAATCATAGTACCAAATCCTTTAGCCAGTACACCAAGCTGTTTGCTAAACGTGACTAGGTATGCCGGGATCCTCATGAACTCATCAACATCAAACAGCTTAGCAACAGCTCCTACAGCAGCAATAGCGCTGAACATAGAGAATAAACTACCACCCCCCATCTTAGAGCCAGGCATCTCGTCTCGTTCATTTTTACCCTGTTGTAGGGCATCTTGAAATATTAGAGCGTTAGGTGAGGCTTCATCAGCTCGAGCTGCTTCTCTCCTAGCTTCTTCATTGGCAACTCTAGATTGGTCTTCAAGTCTCAGTTGTTGATTAGATATTCGAAGTTGATCGTCTGCTGTCTGTTTAAGTGAGCTAAACAGATCGGTCCACGATTGAGACCAAGCTGCCAAACCATCCTGAATGTTTTGTAAGATGTTGTTGGTCTCACTTATTCTATCTTCTACATCATCTAACTCTTTTTTATTCTGACCTTTACGCTCTCGATCGAGAAGTATGTCTATGCCATCCATGATCAATTCTTGCTTGTTACCAGCATCGACCTCAGCCTTAAGCGCATCAATAGCTTTGACTTGACCTTCAGCAGATCTCTTTACGTTGGCTATAAGCTGTTGTAGTAACTCTTCGTTCATCGTTTTTGTTGCTCTAGTCTTTCTCGTTCTTCTTCTAAGTACTGTATCAACAAAGTGACATAAACCTGTCGTTCAAATGGCATCATGTTTTCAAGATCACTCAGTGTATACTTATGATGCTGCATCAGCGCAAAGTTAACCTTATAGTGATTAATAAGGTTGTCATAACCGAGTGTTAGGTAAAAAAACTATTGAGACCCTCCAGGTGAATCTTTTCAGTCTCACTACACTTAGGACAAGTCCACTCAATGTCATGTTCTAGCTTAGGAGGATCTGTAAAGAACTGCTGGATGTTAGCAAACTGTGACTGACTAAGTGACTCTAAGAAAGAAACAATCTCCTCCTTAGTAAAGTCCTCATACACGTTGTCATGATCATAGATACAAGTAACACAGTCAGCAATAAATCCAATCAGCTCATCAAATGTCTGGTTGTTGTAGCTCACTTTGCCTAGATGGCTTACACCTGGGAACTGCATTTGCATTCCAACATCAGGCGTCAATTGAAACTTGTTAGTGTACCCTTCTGGGAACTTAACCTTAATGTTATCAAGCGATACGCTTACCTCTTCTACATGCTTGCAGTCACCAGACCTGTGCTTCAGCTTTAGATCGACATTCTCTCCTACACTCTTACCTCTTAGCTGTAGGAACAGATACTCGACATCGAACATAGCCAACTTACTGACATCGACGTCTTCAGTTAGTATGCATGCTGATAGGATGTTAGTGACTGCATTAGCAATCTCCTTCTCATCTCTACCTTGCAAAGCCATAAAAAGAATCTTCTCTTCCTTAACAAGGAATGGTCTAAACATAATGCTCTGACCAGTTGAAGGGATAGTTGCACTGTACTCAGGAGTGCTAAGAATAGGTAATGCCATTATTTGTTCACCTCATTTACTCAGTAAAAAATCTATATTGTAGTTGTACGCTGAATGAAATAACCTCTTCAGCAGCATACGAATATGATATGTCGCTAATAGTTCTAGGATATGCCTCGATAAGTTTACATTGGTAGGTTTCACTACCAGCACTGTCGAATTGTTTAATAGTAACATCTCTTACATAATCATCATAGTAACCAGCATCAAACGGTTGAGCATATCCTCCTGCCCCTGTCCTATGATTACCAATGATAGAGTCTTGCCATTCTGTAAAAGCAACCCTCTCTCTTAAATCGCTACTGCATAGGAATGTAACTGATGCAGCAGTGTATAAAGGAAGGTATGCTATCTCTCTAGATGCACCGTAATCTCTGTATGTAGCAGCCTGTACTGATCTACCAGGAAGCTGTACAGCCGTTGCTCTCATTAACGCATCAGGAGTAAGGCCAGGAATCTCTATCTGGTAATGAGCTGCCTTAGCTACACCAGTAGAGCCAATACTAGCCTTCATGTCGTTTACGCTAAATGCCATTACTGCAATGCTCCAAGAGAGTCTCTATGTATACGTGCGGCTGACGCTTTCTCAAACCGCTGTAGAGGAAGAAAAAGAGCTATGTCCCACTCTACAGGCTCGATTTTTAAAAATCGTGTCTTGACGTGTCCATTAAGATATTTTTTTAAGCACGGTTTAAAAAATCTATACTTCGCAGCACTTTTTAAAATGTTGTAGCTTAGCTTGAGAGTCGTCTTCTCGTTATACCTCTGATCAGACACGAGACTATACAGTGCATCCATCAGTACTGCTCTCTGTCTGAAAGGGAGATAATGTAGGTTTAACCCTAAGAAACCACCCTTTACTTCCTCGACTAAAAAAATTAGAGGAAATTTATCGTAGTAGGGAAGCTCCTTCTTAAATTTTGGATCATACCCATAAAGATACATGCCACCCACTTCAGGTCTAGCGACATAGTTGTCACCAGACGAGATTAATTTAGATGGCATTGCTCTAGTACCAGTCGCCTTGTCTCTGAACCAATTGCGAGCTTGCTGAGTACGCGCGGGAATTTGACCTGCACGAGCTCCCTGTGCAATGATTCTATCGAATACGTATGCGACCATTAGATTCCTAACTCTTTCTCTGTAATGATCTGAAACTTCCAACCACGATCTTTACAGTACTGTCTAGCTGACTGCCACTTCTTACTATTTATACCGTATGTCGCGACTTCGTTTATGTACTTCTTGGTCTTTCTGCTACGAACAGTAGGAGGCTGAGTCTGAGCATACGGTTTAACTTCCACTAAGATAGTATCAGTACTACCCTTAGCCGTACGCACTTTGATCAGAAAGTCAGGGAAATATCTGTGTAGGCGACCATCAAGAGGAGATCTGTATGGGATAACTACTTCTTCACTACACCATTCTAGCACATTAGGGTTGTTATCACAGTAAACCATGAACATCCTTTCCCAACTTGACCTATAAATAATACAATCGGGATCTCCAATGTATTTGTCACGATGTCTTGGCTTATAATATCCCTTATACGTCTTCATCTTCTATTTAGGAACAATCATGCCAGCAGAAAATCCCAGTGCTCCTACATCATTAGATGCATTAGCTCCTATTGAGTCTAGTGCAGCTGCTGTAGTAGAGGGACTAGCATTCCCATCTAACTTAGAAAAGCACTTTATTCTTTTCAAGGTAAAGAAGAGAGAGAGGGAGACTAAGCTACTTAAACCAGGATCAAAGATTAAGAAAGTGATCTCACTTCCTATTCCTGCTAATCTATCTACAGGATACAATGCTAAGTATGCTAACATGCCAATTGGACCAGCCGGAAAGATAGCTCAACAAGGCTTTGCAGAAGCTAGAGGAGAGAAAGGTGGTTTGGGAGCAATTGCTGATCTATTAGGAACAGATGCAGGAAAAGATTCATTAAAAGGAGCTGTAAAGAACATAGGAGCTACACTAGCTCAAGATCAGCTAGCTGGTATTGTTGGTGGTGCTATTGGAGGTATTACAGGCTTAGCAGCAGGTGCTGCGGCCGGAGATGCTCTTCAAGGAGCATTACAGGTAACAGGAGTCGCACGTAATCCACACCTAGCAGTACTTTTCGAAGGTGTTGATATGAGGACTCATCAGTTCCAATACAAGTTCATTCCTCGTAATGAAGGAGAGAGTAATACTCTAAAGGCAATCATAAAAGAATTTAAATTAGCCATGGCTCCAGAATTTATTGAGAGCGGTCATTTTTTTAACTACCCAGATGAGTTTGATATTAGAATAGGCAATCCAGATTACCTTTTTAAGATAGGAACGTCAGTATTAATAGATTTCCAATTAAATTACACAGCACAAGACGGATCACTGTTCCATGTTAACGGAGCACCAGTAGCAGTTAGTTTGGCTTTGACATTCCAAGAATTGGATATTATTACCAAGGCTCAGATAGAGGATGGACGATAATCATGGCGAGATTCTATTTTTCTGACTATCCCACAGCAAACTACGATTTGAAGAAAAATGGCAAAAAAACGCTGCTGTCTAATATAACAGTCAGGTTTAAGGTGGCAGAAGTACTACGACTCAAATCAGCTGTGATCTACAACTATACTATCAAAGATGGTGATCTACCTAGCTTAATCGCACATAAGTACTATGGAGACGTTACTCTCGATTGGATTCTGTTCTTACAAAACAACATCATTGATCCGCTTTGGGATTGGCCTCTCGACAGTGCATCGTTCGATCGGTACATTAGAAAAAAATATGGCAGTCCTGAATCAGCACTTAAACAGAATCACTCGTACGAAAAAATTCTGAGGCATCATAATATTTTATTCGACGGCACTATCATTC